TTAGCACCAGCACATTGATAAGCACCCCATCCACCGACTCCTGGCATCTGCATGTATCCGTTCTGAGCAGATCTATAGCATCCGTTTCTATCATTCCACTGTGCTATACAGCATCCACAGCACTGGCAGTTTCCACCATCAATGAATCCCATAACTGGTGGGTGAGTGATACAGAAACTAGAGGTACAGAAGTGCTTGTACCATCCCTGAGAACCATTCATACCATAGATTTGGTGACCCTCTGGAACAACCCCATAATATGTTTTTGCTGTATGCATCATTGGATACCAACCATCTTCAGCAAAAGAACCAGAAGTGGTATAGTTATATGGATAATGGCATGAGTCTGAACCACTATCACAAATGTATGCGTTTTGGTGATAACTACAGAAGTTACATCTTGCTGGACCTCTGAGGCAACGGTTCCTCATGTCACAATACATACCACCCAATCCACCTTCAGCACAGAAGTTGGTTAAAACTCCAACTGTATTGCTACCGCCGGAGAGAACAAAAGATGGGCATCCATCAACCGTATTAGTACCATTACGGCAAGCATAGCAGCAGTAAGCACATCCCGAACAAAGGCAGAATGTTTCACCTGCTGCTGTTGGCATAATCAGAGAGGCATATGCTCCTATTCCTCCGATTGAACTCTGACCACAGCAACATGGCATACCAGAACCTGCTCCAGCACCCCAGAGTTGGAATCTTACACAGGTAACACCAGCAGGGACTGTCCAACTACAATCACAACCACAACCAAATCCAGCATCGGTATTACATACCTTAAATCCACCAGACCAAGCAAGTCCTGGACCTGGTGTACTGGCAATCAGTCCCCAAGCACCAGTACTCCAAATTGACAAGGAGGTAGCAATACCACTGGTGTTAAGTCCGACTGTTGTTTGAGCAACCCCGGAGATAACATCTTGAGCAGCAGAACAGACAGCATTCTGAGTTGCTAAACATGCTTCAATCTCAGCTAGTTCTGCTCTTTTAGCTTTATTCTCTTCATTCAGAGCATTATAAAGTAATACATCTGCTGACATTTTATTCTAACTCCGTAATTGATGTAACATCTTGATTGGTATCGTAAGCAATTTGGAAAGTCTTAGATACTCCAGAAATAGTTTCTGTATATTGTGTGATGATGCCAGTTCTTACACTGTCATACAATATATTATCTATCGTCCAGTTGCCATTGTCATCATTGATGTTGGTGACATTATTACCACTGCCAGGAGAAGCCGTTGTTCCTATACCAGTTGATCTGGTATATTCACTTGAACGGACAATAAATGGAGAAGCAACTGCCCCTTTTTGGACCGATAATCCAATAAACCTTGCCATTTAATTATCTCCTTAGACTGTTTGCTCTAAACCGTACACATTAAATGATGTGTCCGCCGTCGATGAGAATACATTCACTCTCTTGCCAGCTTCAAGTGCCACACCATTTCTTTCTAATACACCAGCAGATGGAACGACTGCTCCATACTCGATGTATTCTTGATTAGTTGGTGTTGCTGTAGATGCCAGAGCAATTCTTACTGTTGCAGCCGATGCCCCACGATTAACACATGAAATTGTGACCACCGACAGAGTAGATGCTGGTACGGTATAAACGGTTGTAGCAACCCCAGCCGAGGGAGCGGACTGTCCTAAAACTCCAGATGCCATTTGCTTTCAAAATAAAGTTTTTCCTGTCCTATTATTTATAGATGGAATTATTCAGTGAATCTTATATTGCCTGCTACTGATATCCTTTCGACATCTGGTGTCTTGAATGGCATCACCATATGTCTCAATGTAGAGGGAAATATAAACATATCTCCTCTCTCTGGCATAAAACTTCTCTGTGGTACTACAAAAGGTTCTCTAAATTCACCAAACATGAATAAAATACTTCCAGGTTCTGGACCTTTGTTCACCATATTGTATCTTTTCTTCTCAGTCTTTAGTTCTTCAGGGACTTGAATATAAAGAACAAAACTTAGGTCAGAAGAGTGATCATGAAGTGGATTAAAATCATTTGCCTTTTGATAATTAATCCAAAGTTCTGACAACTTCCACTGACAAAAACAATTATGAGAAAGATGATAACTTAAAGTTTGCAAATAAGTTTCAACGTGTTCAGTGATTGCTCTTTGAAACCATCCAATAGTTTCTTCACTAAACGACCACTCATCATGCATTGTAGCAACTAAGTTTGCCTCAGCATTATAATCTTCGTCCCCTCGTTTAGTTTCCCAAAGGAGATCATCTAAAATAGAGTCCTCTACCTGCATCTTACAGAGTAGAGGACCCCAAGCAAAAGGTTGATTGTACATAACGAAATCAGTTTAAGAATTAATTACCTCTCAAGAAGTATGTATTTGTTCTGAGGTTGTTTTCTGCCAGATCAACATAAGTCTTAACTGCTTTCTCAGTAGGAACAGCACTGTCACTATTACCAGACATAGTTCCATCAGCAGAGAACTCCTGAATAGCAACACCAATCTGACCACCCAAAGAACCCAGTCTCAGTTCAGTCAGACCAGACAGGTTGAAGGCAGAAGCATTCAGGGTAGCACTACCAGTTGCCTGATCGACTCGGAAGTAGTTACCAACTCTGAAGTTACCATCTTGGTCAGAGGTTACGAAGAAGATACGAGCAGGTGCAACTTCGTTGATCTGATTACCTTCGATTGGTTGCTGAAGTGGTTTCAGAGGATATCTAGAAGTAACTGTACCACCAATACCAATGTCAAGGAAGTCATGACCAGTCACACGAATCTGTGAATAGTCATAGAGAATTGTAACCTTTTGCTTGGTAGCAGAAGCAATTGTCTTTTCTTCAGCAAGTCTCAAGGTTGCTCTTCCACTTCTTGGGAAGGTATTTGCCGTACAAGCAGCACCAGCAAGACCACCAATGGAAGTTCCATCGATTGTGATCATGTCACCTTCAGCATAGTTATTACCTTCAGTAGTGACAACCAAGTCAGAAACATTACCACCACCATCAACTGTAACGGTGAAGAGAGCATTAGCACCACTGCCATTACTGGTAACTGCTACTCCAGTATAAGTGCCAGCAGCACCCAGAGCAACTGTTGTTGTATTATATGTACCAACAATACCAAATGTTCCAGGAACGTAATCTGTTACAGCAGAGAGAGTAAAGGCATTAGTGTCTGTTCCAACACCAATTGCTGTCGTACCATATCCATAGGTTCCGGCACCATCGGAACCCAAACCAGAGTATTGAACATTACTAAACTGGATAACACCTCTTGGTCTTGGTTCTTCAGTCAGACCAGACAGTGGCATGATGAATCCTCTCATACCTTGTACGGCATCAGCAGCTGCTGTTGTAGCACTTTCAGCAATACCTGGTCCAGGGAAAATACCGAACAATACTTCCTCATTATTTTGGAAGTTAGCTACTGGGTAGTTCTGATAATCATATTCAAAGAGAACAAATGGTGGATCAGCAGCACTCTGGTCACTAATCAAATGTCCAACAGCACCTGAAGTTTGTCCAGTAATCGTACATCCAACACTGATACCACCAGTCAAGGATGCTGCCAACAGGTTTAGTCTCTCACCTCTAATGTATCCTGGTTTTGGTGTCTCTGTTGGAGAAGCACCAAATGCAGATAGAGCATAGTTACCATAAGAATTATTACCATTCAGAGAACGAATGATACCACCGTCCATGGCAACATATCCAAAGTCACAGAAGTAAGTAAAGATGGAAACAAGTTCTGCCTTACCTAAGTTGTCAACCCAGATACCAATACCCTCGTCATTGACTTGAGTATAAGCATCCATAACCATGGACTGGTTACCAGTTTGAGCAAATCCAGCATGTACATCTCCATCGATATAAGCACCGATAGCAGATCCAGTATTAATAGCCGGATCAAATCCTACCCTACCAGTAATAGCCGGTCCAGAGAAACAAGACACGTCTTGAATGTAAGGTGACTTAGTAATAATTGGTGATGCTGGATTCAGCATGAAGTAACAACCAACCTTACCAGGATCTACACCTAGAATAGCCTCTGCTTGATCATTAGTCTTGGCATATCCACAAAGACCACGAACAGTAACATCTTTAATAAGTGTGTTATTGCTCATGAAGAACATGGTTGTTGTTCCCATGCCAGCAACTGCTGGTTGAATAAACACTTGTCTCTGAGAAGACCCGATGATATCAACATCGGGTGGAACTGTCATGGGCAGGTGTTCCTGGTAAATTCCAGCAAACACATTGATGGCAGAAGGTGTGTTGTAATCAGATACAACAGACAGAGCATATCCAACACTTCTCCATGCTGTTTCTAAAGTTTTTCCATCACCATCAACGTCACTACCACCAATACCAACGTAGTAGTTATCTTTTTGCTGACCGAAGTAATTCCAAACAGGATCTAAACCATCACTCTTCAGGACAGTGCCCAAAGATCCAAGTCCAACTTTAGCAAGTCCACTTTGACTTCTGGTGAGCAAGTCACCTCTATCTACCAGAACATCAGCAGCTGTACCTTGAGCAAGGTTTTGCCAATGTGTAGGACTTGTGTCAGGTTGATTACCTATGTTGAAGGTAGAAATGCCAACGTAAGAAGAACTGGCATACAATACAACATCATTAATATAATATGTTGTTGCTGTGCTCCAAGTACCAGCATTTCTTAAACCACTAACAATGAGAGCCCAATCATTTTCAGAGTTAGGATCACCATTTGGTGGTATATCTATTGTTGTGGCACCAATAGCAATGTAAGTATTACCACCATAGGTAACTATCTGACCTTGATCATACAGAATTCCACCAGAATATGTGGTAATACCACTAGTAGAAATACCAGTTACTAAGAGATCCCAGTTATCATTTCCAGCTGGGGTGGTGTCCGATGCAGAAATGGCAGTCGAAGCAACATAAGCATTGCCACTCGATCTTACAACATCTCTTAGTTTATAATCTGTGGTTGTACTAAATGGTGTTACATTACCATACCCTTCAACAGCAGGGGTAAAGTAAGAGTTTGTGAAAGCAGCACCGACGTGAGGAGTTGTTACACGATAAAGAACTCCACCATAATTTACTAGATCATTGATTCCATAGTAGGTGCCAGTTGTGTATACACCAACACTATCAACACCAGGGACCATCACCTCCCACTTAGGAGTGCCTATGTTGTAGTCTGTAGAGTACCAAAGATCCTCTGTGCTAGCGGATGTATGGTTAACTACTGCTACGTACAGGTTGCCTCCAAGAACAACAACGTCATCAATGACGTATGCCGTAGAAGCAGCCCAGTCGCCTCTATAGTTAAATTTCAGTCTACCAAGTCTAAATTCAGCCATCTTTGGTTCTCTTTATACAGGTCCAGAATACGTATGGGTGCCGGTTACTTTCAAGATAAAATAACCATCATCATCTATATAATAATTCAAGTTACGACTGTCAAATCGGAACTGTTGATATTTATCTTGTGGGTGGTTTGTGAGTGATTTTTCTGGGGTAGTTTCCAAGACGTAATCTTGAAGGTCACCGAATTCTGGAACTTGTGTTCCATCGTATCTCACCCCAACATCAATATTTGATTCAGTAGAAGCACTGCTCACTTTTGTGAGATGAAGCATACCCTCATCATCTCTTCTGAGAGCATACATCCAGTAACTATTTGATCTACTAATATCTCCTTGATAGGATCCGCTTTGTGAGAGTGCCATGTTAACTTAGTGCTACCATTCTCCAGTTTGCTCCATCATAAACAATTTTCAGACCTGAAAATGCTAGATCAAGATAGAGTGGAAACTCATCGAGATTTCCTTGAGCATCATATAAACCAACACCAGGACTGTTAATAGTAACAGTATTTATATTCCAATATCCAGTGAGGTCTACAAATTCAAGGAAGGTTCCAGCAGACAAAAGTGCTGATGGCATGGTGAAATTTAATGCTCCACCACTAGAGTCTACAACGTATCTCTTATTTGCTTGAAGTAGATCACCACTATCATCAATAGTTAAAACTTGATATCCAGCACCACCAGCAGCAGAGTCTGCAATTACACTAATTACTCCACCAGTATTAATGTAGATTTTTGAATCCGGTATATTAATACCAATTTCACCATCAACCAGATCGGCTGTAGTTGGAACACGACCTACGACACTACTTCTTTTCGGCTTGAATATACTAGCCATTCAAATCCTAATCGAATCCTCTATTTATTTATGGATACAAAAAAAGAGGATCATGAGACCCTCCTATTATAACACCACAAGAATTAGTGGTAATACTAATGTCATGTATCCTATTAAAGTCCCCGCTATCCAATTGATAACGGGGTTGATACTGCCAGGTTTTAACTTATCGTTCATACCGATATTTAGAGGGCATTACCTCTTGGCAATACTTCTTCTGGGAAGATGAAGTTTTCGTGTGGTTGATCCACTGGTGCCATCCAGGCACGGAGACCTTCATTCAAGAGAATGTTCTTGGTGTAGAAGGTTTCAAACTCAGGATCTTCTGCTGCTCTTAGTTCTTGAGAGACGAAATCGTAAGCCCTAAGGTTGAGAGCCAGACCAATAATACCAATGGAACTGACCCACAGACCCATAACAGGAACAAAAAGCATGAAGAAGTGGAGCCATCTTTTGTTCGAGAAAGCGATGCCAAAGATCTGAGACCAGAAACGATTGGCAGTAACCATCGAATAGGTTTCTTCCTCTTGATCAGATGCGAATCCTTTGAAAGTGTTTGCTCCATCTCCATCCTCATAAAGTGTGTTCTCCACTGTTACACCATGGATTGCTGAGAGCAGTGCTCCACCCAGGATACCTGCAACACCCATCATATGGAAGGGGTTGAGTGTCCAGTTGTGGAATCCTTGGAGGAATAACAGGAAGCGGAAGATTGCTGCCACTCCAAGAGAGGGAGCAAAGAACCAGGAGGATTGTCCTAATGGATAGATGAGAAAGACGCTGACGAATACAGCGATGGGTCCAGAGAAAGCAATGGCATTGTAAGGACGAATACCTACAAGACGAGCAATCTCAAACTGTCGAAGCATGAACCCAATAAGGGCGAAGGCACCATGGAGTGCCACAAAAGCCCAGAATCCCCCAAGTTGGGCCCAGCGGACGAAATCTCCCTGAGCCTCAGGACCCCAAAGTAGAAGAAGAGAATGACCCATACTATCAGCAGGCGTTGAGACTGCCGCTGTAAGAAAATTAGCACCCTCAAGGTAACTACTTGCAAGTCCGTGGGTGTACCAAGACGTAACAAAGGTAGTGCCAGTAAGCCAGCCACCAATTGCAAGATAAGCAGTGGGAAAAAGTAATAGTCCAGACCAACCCACAAAGACAAAGCGATCTCGTTTAAGCCAGTCATCCAGGACATCAAACCATCCTCCATTACGCGGTGGTGAAAGTGTTGAAGTTGTCATTGTTATTTACACAGTTCGGTTTAGTTCGTTAATGGTAGAGTCACCATAAATTTTATGTTCTTTATACCCAACCATTCTACCTTTGGTATTCTGGAGTGCTGGCATAAAGACAATGAAAAAGAATACTCCTGGTGCGCCGATGAAGACAACGGCAACAATCACATAGTATGTGAGGAGTTCAATAAGGTCAGGCATAATAAAACTTAACAATTCAGAGAAAAAAATAGAGGGTCCGAAGACCCTCCGATATTATAGCAGGTTGACTCAACCGATCGTGGGTGCAGTCAGAGCAACAGGAGTTTGCTCAGCAGCAGCCAGGTCCAGGGGGAAGTTGTGAGCGTTACGCTCGTGCATGACTTCCATGCCAAGACCAGCACGGTTCAGAACATCAGCCCAGGTGTTGATCACTTTACCTTGTGAGTCAATGATCGACTGGTTGAAGTTGAAACCGTTCAGGTTGAATGCCATGGTGCTTACGCCCAGGGCGGTGAACCAGATACCGACAACAGGCCATGCTGCGAGGAAGAAGTGCAGCGAACGGGAGTTGTTGAAGGAAGCGTATTGGAAGATCAGACGACCAAAGTAACCGTGAGCGGCGACAATGTTGTAAGTCTCTTCTTCTTGACCGAACTTATAACCATAGTTCTGGGACTCACTCTCGGTGGTTTCACGAACCAGCGAAGAGGTAACCAGCGAACCGTGCATAGCAGAGAACAGCGAACCACCGAAGACACCAGCGACTCCCAGCATGTGGAAGGGGTGCATCAGGATGTTGTGCTCAGCTTGGAACACCAGCATGTAGTTGAAAGTACCAGAGATGCCAAGAGGCATAGCGTCAGAGAAAGAACCCTGACCGAAGGGGTAAACAAGGAATACTGCAGAAGCAGCGGCAACAGGAGCAGAATAGGCAACGCAGATCCATGGACGCATACCAAGACGGTAAGACAGTTCCCACTCACGTCCCATGTAAGCAAAGATGCCGATCAGGAAGTGGAAGATAACGAGTTGGAAAGGACCACCGTTATACAGCCACTCATCAAGAGATGCGGCTTCCCAGATGGGATAGAAGTGGAGACCGATTGCGTTTGAAGAAGGAACAACAGCACCAGAAATGATGTTGTTACCATACAGGAGAGAACCAGCAACTGGTTCACGGATGCCGTCAATATCGACGGGAGGTGCTGCGATAAACGCAACGATGAAGCAGACTGTTGCAGCCAGCAGGGTAGGGATCATCAGAACTCCGAACCAACCCACATAGAGGCGGTTGTCGGTGCTGGTTACCCAGTCACAGAACTGTTCCCAAGTATTCGATTGTTGTTTTGAAAGTGTTGCAGACATTTGAAAAGGGTTTGAAAGTAGTATCAGTAGGGAACTGATGTATCAGAAGATTTCCTGTCACCCTCAGACAGGATATAAGAGGCATGTTTTGCATGGATAGCCTCGGTAAGGTGGTTAGACCGTTTGCTCCATGGATCTGCGTATGTCAGGAATTCAAAATGAATCCTCACAAAACTTTACCTATTTATTATAGCACGATGCTCAGTCCTGGTCAAGGGGTTTGGCATCGGATTCAGGAAGACTTTCTAAAATAGGTGCCGCTTCCTGTGGCAAAGCAGTGATATCAATGGATTTATAGACATAGGAACCAGCAAGTTGCTTGGCGCCAACGTCAATAATATCACCCAGGTAGGGAGTGAACTTATAATAAAATCCCTCACCTCTCATGCCGACCAACATTTCAGCATCTCTCTGAGCACCACAGTCTGCAAACTTGGTGTCATCAGGTTTAAAAACGGAGTAGTAACCTTTCATCGGAATTGATTAATGCCAGTGCCAGAAGTCCAACCACCAGGTCCTTCATGGAAGTTCTCAGAACCACCAGGAGGATTGAGTTGAACAGTTGTATTTTGATTCTTAGTTGCCTTTTGGTACATCACTTCATGGATGTTCTCAGGCTCTTTAGTAGGAGGTTTGTCATCCTTCTCTCTTTCATGTGCTATTTCTAGCATCTCTTCATGAGTTAACATCTTTTCTGTTTTCACGGGTTCATTAAACCATGGATCATTAGGGGTAAGAACTGGTGCGGGGACACCAATGTAGTCAGCGTAGTGACGCTTAGCATCATTGGTAAATGTTTCTGCATCATCCTTTACTGTCCAGGATCCACCAACACCACCATCCATATTAACAACAATGTCATCACTCTTGTTGGGATCTGGCCAACTCATCTTGTTACCAAAGATGTCTTTAAATGTGCCCATTGCCTTTTTAAGTTGTTGTTTGATCATGAGTATACTAATTTGTTTAGATAATCAAAAGCATAACTTTGGCGTCTTCCTTTAATCCCCCAACCTAACCACCAGTAAGCGGCGTTCATATAGTAGGAGATAGACTGACCACCACCCTCAAAGGTAGATAGAGCCTGACGGAATTGATTTTCGTTAAGCATGTAACGAGTCTGTCCCTCAAGGGAAGACGGATCACATCCATAATTTTTACAGAAATTACCTAGACCATTGTAACGACCGACAGTAGTCCATTGAATGATTCCATACCCACCCCTATGGCAATCAGGGTAAGGAACTCTAGCCCCTCCCTCGCATACGTTGGCACGGAAATTACTTTCCTGTTTAATGTTTCCCAGGATTGTTGCAAGTGCATTTTTATCTCTGATCTTAGTATGTTCTTGCAGTTCTCTCAACACATACTGTTCATTGGGAGAACACCCAGGACAGTACCAAGACTTTTGTCTATACACTGGAGGTGCTTCCACAGGAGGTGGAATAGTTGCCGCACTATGAGCCAGTGCTGTAGTTGCAAACAACCCCCCAGTTAAAATAATTTGTTTTAGCATAAGGTTCATTCACATGAAAAAGGGTGAGCAAAGCACCCACCCGGATAGTATAACATCAAGTCTTAGGTTTGTCAATAGTTGAGACTACTGGCGGTTCCTCATTTTTCTTTTTAGATTGGTTTCCATTTCCACCGTTCTTTGCAGGACTCAATCCAAATGCGGCAAGGGAGCCGGAAAAGACTGAGGCAATGAAAGTAGGATCGAAATCCAAAATTTTCTGTCCGTTCGGGAGACGAACGTAACTAAATGTGAGAAGGGATGCAGACCAAATAAGGACTACAACTTTCACCAAATTACCAAGAACTTCACTTTTATCTTCATCTTGTTGCTTCTCATCTACTTTTGGCTTTGTAGTCATGCGTAGAAGTCAAGGCACTACTATTTAATAGTTTGGATTATACACTGGTTGCATTAACCCACCATCAGGACCGTCATCATCATCTTGATCATCAGTGAAGAAGGCGGCCCAGAAGACGAACCCACTTATTAGCATAGATGCTAATACTAACATCACCAGACCCCAGGAATCACCTGTCCCGTTACTGCATACGATCCCATCGCTGCAATCACTCCAAGCATAGCTGCCCATCCGTTAATCCTTTCTGCTTTTTCGTTCATTGTTTTGCTCCTTTTAGGTAAAGTAATATGGTCAATCAGATTCCGAAGAGTCCGAAAAAGAAAAGACTGCCGGAAGTAGCATAGGAGATCATTGCAGCAGCGAATCCCATCATAGCCCAGCGTCCGTTAGCACGCTCTGCACGAACTGCATAGGGTTCAAAACCATAACGCTCCATGTCTTCTTTAGAGTAGTACATGGTAGGTTCTTTCGCCCACATGTTCTGCTGTCCGCGATCATTAGTTGTGACGGTCATTGTCTTGTGTAAAGAACTGTAACATAATTATATAGCAATTATGTATTTTTGTCAAGCATTAAAAAGGGGGTCTGTTACGACCCCCTGATATTATTTCAAAGTCTCAACAGCAGCAAGAGATTTCTGTCGAAGATCTTCTGGGAGAGGTACATATCCCAGAGAATCTGAAATACCTTGTGCTTCAGGACTCAGAGTATATCGTAGTGTATCCTTTACAGCCTCGTTCTTAGGAGACTCAGGATACGCAAGGATCCAGGTCAAAGAAACAATAGGATACGAATTGGCACCAGCAGGATTAGGATCGGCACCACGCAGTTGATCGTCCAAGACAATCTGAGACAGACCAGCAGCAGAAGTTTCACTATTTGCTTTCACAAAGTTTCCTGCTTTGTTCTGAATGGAAGCTTGTTGGAACTGACCACCATTCACATAACCATAGTTTAGATAACCGATAGAACCATCAAGGTTTTTAATACCAGCAGCAACACCAGAGTTGCCTTTACCACCCACACCAACAGGGAAGTTTACTGCCTTACCTGTTCCTACCTTTTCTTTCCACTCAGGAGAGAAGGCAGACAGGGAGTTGGTAAATCCTTTGGTAGTTCCAGAACCATCAGAACGCCAGACAGTTGTGATTCGCTTGTCGGCA